CATTTACCCTACACGATGACCAAGCGGAGACTGTCCGGGAGGCTATCGCAAAGAGTAAGGCGCTCGGCCCATTTGCGGACAGCCAAAACGAGAACAGCAACGGGAACGCCCTTGCGCGTATATGCGAGGTTTTCTTAAATGGGTGAAGCAAAGGATATTGTACTGAGGCCGATTCCCGCCGCCGATGCAAACGCGCTTGTGAGGCGCGTTCACTATTCTGGAAAGATTGTACAGAATAGCCAATTTCATATAGGCGTTTTTTATCATGGTCTTTTAGAGGGCGCAATGCAATTCGGCCCAAGTCTAGACAAGCGGAAAATCCAGGGGCTTGTCAGTGGTACGGCATGGCATGAGTTTATCGAGCTAAACAGAATGGCCTTTAGTGACGTTCTTCCGCGCAACAGCGAGAGCCGGGCACTTAGTATTGCTATGAAGGTTATCAAGAAACATGCACCGCAAATAAAATGGGTTATAACCTTTGCCGATGGTACGCAGTGCGGTGACGGAACGATTTATAGGGCGGCGGGTGCAATATTGACCGGAATAAAGAAAAACGATCAAATATGGATTTCCCCTGAGTGCGACGCGCGATTTTCGCGCGTCGCACTCACAGACAAGACCAGTACCAAACAAAAACAAAAAGCCAAAACCCTTAGTCGCGTTACCGCGACTACAGGTATAGGCGCTATAGCTTGCGCCGCCAGGACTGGCGGCGCAAGCTCGATGAGATATTATATAGAGTCGGGCTTTAGGCCGTTAGTTGGCTACCAACTACGCTATATATTTTTTATTGATCCAACATACCGCTCAAAGCTGACAGTACCGGAGCTTCCATACTCCGAGATTGACAGAATTGGCGCAGGGATGTATAAAGGTATAGCACGCGGAGCAGGCGAAACAGATAACGCGCCGGGCACCAACCCGGAAACTGGCGGCGCAAGTCCGACCGCTCCGCTCTTAGATGGCGAGGCTAATTGAAAATGAGTAAGAAGGGAAATAAAAACCAACGAACGTATATTGTTGACATCGATCCGACATACGATTGCAGAATTAACACACGCAAGAATACCGGAACGGCTATATGAGGTTTTGTTTCGTACCGCTTGTGATTGGGCGTTGAATGGTGATTCGGATGCGGCGCAATGGGTCATTGATGAATTGATTATGTTTGATAGAATGGCAAGACGGCGTGAATACAACTCTCTTAGGTGCAACGGAAAATTGTCGAAGCTCTATTGCAAGCCGTGTGTAGTATGCGGCAGGCCGTCCGATACCATTGACCATATTGTTCCGCTCAGTAAGGGCGGCACTAATAAAGCGAGCAATTTACAGCCAATGTGTTTAGAGTGCAATACGAAAAAAGGCAATCGAACCAGGTAACAGGTTGAATCAGGATGGCGAACACTACAGGGCGCGGAACTTTTAGAAAGGGTGATCCTCGGATAAACCGAAAAGGCAGACCGAAGGATTTTTTGGCATTCCGTGAACTGGCCTTATCCATCGCCCACGAAAAGACGAACCTTACCGTAGACGGCCACGCCGTCACAGTTGCCGAGGCAATCCTGCGACAATGGGCAAAGTCTGGCAACCCGCAGATCCAACGGGCGTTTATCGAGGTCGCTTTCGGGAAAGTACCGGATAACATCGAGCTAAGCGGCCCGGAGGGTGGTAACCTAATAATCAGGATTGCCGCGCCAGATGCAGCAAACAACGATTGATATATCAGCGGCGGTGTTCAACGCCGCCTATTACCCCTACCTCGACAGCACCGCCAGAACACAGATATTCTTCGGCGGCAGCGGATCGGGTAAATCGTGGTTTGTCGCTGAGCGATGCCTGATAGACGTCATGCGCGGCGTGAGAAACTACCTCGTTTGTCGGCAGGTTGGTCGCACAATCCGCGGCAGTGTCTTCCAGCAAATCCTGCGAGTAATGGCAGAGTGGGGCATCGCTTCCCTTTTTTCAGTCAATAAATCGGACATGCTCATCACCTGCATCTCGAATGGCTATCAGATCATTTTCGTAGGGCTGGACGATGTGGAAAAGTTGAAATCCCTGACACCTGCGAAAGGCGCGCGAACGGACATCTGGATCGAGGAATCCACCGAAACCAGCATGGACACCGTAAAGCAGCTCTACAAGCGCCAGCGAGGTGGAGAGGCCAGTGTACCAAAGCGGGTGACGTTCAGTTTCAACCCGATTTTACAAAGTCACTGGATCTATGATGAGTTTTTCGCTCCCCTGGGATGGTCCGACACGCAGACCGTACACGAGAGCGAAAGCCTGCTGATTGTCAAGACCTGGTACAAACACAATCGCTTTCTGACGCCCGATGACGTGCGGGACCTGGAGAACGAGAGTGACGAGTATTACCGCAGCGTGTACACCTATGGCAATTGGGGCACGCTTGGAAACGTCATTTTCAAGAACTGGACAACTGCGGACCTGTCAGGGATGCGCGCCCAATTCACCCACCGCAAGCACGGCCTGGACTTCGGTTTTTCATCCGATCCCGCCGCCCTGGTTGAGACGCACTATGACCGCAAGCGCAAGACAATCTATATCTACGATGAGCTTTATGAGCGGGGCATGACTAACGATGTGCTGGCCAGGGCAGTCAAGGCCATCATCGGCGATGACCTGGTAACGTGCGATAGCGCCGAGCCGAAATCAATCGCAGAACTGGAGATGTTTGGCGTCAAAGCACGAGGTGCGGCCAAGGGAAAAGATAGTGTCATCTACGGCATCCAATGGCTACAGCAGCAGACGATTATTATCGATGAGCGATGCGTCAATATGATCAATGAGCTGCGCAGTTACCATTGGAAGGAAGATAAAGCGGGCAACGCCATCCGTCAGCCCGTGGACAAAAACAACCATCTGATTGACGCCCTGCGCTACGCCTACGAGGACGAGAACGAAACGAGCTGGGCAGACGTTGCCACGCTGGGAAGGGTGGAAGGTTATGTCAATCCGTGGGCGTGATGATATGATCATTGTGATTAATCAGATTAATGATATAATTGAGTGGAGACAAACCAATGAATTATAAAGAACTTGGTTATACTGGTTTGAACGAATACGCCGGATTTGTGTCAGAGGCCTACAACACGGCCCTACACTGGCCCGGTGTTCAGCCGTTGTATTCACGGATGCGGCGCAGCGATCCTGAAATATCCGTAGTGCGTATGCTTTTTAGCAGCCTGGCAAAGTCGGTCAGTTTCCGCTGGGAAACACCGGACGAACCCACTGCGGGCGACAAGCTGGCTCAGGAATTCGCCGAATCTGTTTTAGACGATCTTGGCGATGGACTGGTTAGCTTTGTCGATACGCTTGTGAGCAATGCTCCCTTTTTCGGTTGGGGCTGGTGGGAGGTCCTGCCGGGTTTCCGCAATCCTGACTGGCGCGCCCCAGGTGGGGATGACTGGCGCAGCCATTACGATGATAACCGGATCGGTATCAGGCGGCTTGCCTGGCGTGACAGCTCAAGTTTCAGCGGGTGGGAGTTTAGCGACAGCGGCGATTTGCGCGGTATGTACCAGTGGTCCAGCAGCAGGCCGAAGGTTTTCTTGCCTATCGAAAATTCGCTTCACGTCACCTTCGGCGATGCGCACAACCCCGAAGGGTTGTCACCTCTTGAAGCCGTCTGGAGACTGGAGCGGATCAAGTACGGCCTCGAGGTTGTCCAGGGCATCGGCTTTGAGCACGCTGCGGGATACCTCAACGTTACAACTGACCTGACGCTAACCCCAGAAGATCAGAACCACATCAAAGCGGCAGCCCGAGCCATCATGACGGCGCAAGAGGGCAATTACGCAGCCTGGCCCAAGGGCGTGACGGGTGAGCTAAAAGATATTTCCTTTGCCGCTGCCCCGGCTATCCTTGAGGCGATCAAATACTTTGGCATCCTGAAGCTGACCGTTTTTAATGCGCAATGGGTTGCACTTTCGTCTATGTCCGGGGTTGGGTCCAACGCCGCCATGAGCGATAGCAGCGGTATGTGGCTGATGACCTTCAATGCGATGATGGAAGGTTTCGCTCAGCAGATGGACGCCCAGGTAGGAACGCGCTTGTTTGAGTGGAACCAATTTCCGGGCATGACAAAGCGGCCAGTGCTGCGGGTAGATCCGATCAATAAGGTGTCTCTTGGCCAACTGGCAAGCATCCTGCCGGCCCTCAGCAATGTTGTGCCGCTGGGCGATGAGGATTACCTTGCCATTCGCCGCCAGTCCGGATTCCTGCCCGAAGCCCTGCCCGAGATCGTCACGCCAGCGCAGCCAGAACCGGAAGCGCCGGTTATCGAAGAGGCGGACGACATCGAGGAGGATGCAGACGGCAGCGACAGCGTCCAGGATGACGCCGCAAGCACCGCCGAGACAGTAGCGCAATCGCTTATCCGGTTTCGGGATTGGGCAGCCACGCACGACCACGCACAATACGCCGCCCTAACGAGGATGGCATAATGGTTTTTCCACACCCCGCAACCGTCTTTGACCTGGCCCTGGTGCAGCTCACCATGGGCGAGTATGTCCAGATCCGCTTTGCGTACCGTGAGGAACTGAGCGGGCTGATCTACGAGTACCTGCACACCGACAATGTGAAAGTGACGTCTTACAAAAACCAGTATAAGCGCGCAATTCAGGAAGCGTTTTACCCGGCTTTTGAACTCGGGATAAAAGACGGCGGCGGCGAGCCACCAGCGCAGGGCGCAGACCTCGAATGGATCAATGCAAAAGCCGAAGCGGAATGGGGATTCGCCGACAGCCTCTTTTCCGCTCTCAAGGAATTGAAAGCCCTTGCAAAAGAAGAGGGTGAACAGGTGTTAGACGGTGTGCCTGATCAGCGGGCAGACGGCTACGCCCGGACGTTAGACGGGATCTACAGCGAGGGCAAAACCAGAGGGGCAGCAAATAAGATGTTGACCTTTGGCGGTGAGGATGGAGCGGAAAGCTGCAAGACCTGCCAGAAGCTGAAGGGAAAACGACATCGTGCTAGCTGGTGGATCAAAAAGGGACTGATGCCCGGGCAACCAGGCAACGGCAATTATGAGTGCGGCGGCTATCAATGCCAACACTATTTGTTTGACGATTTTGGCAACATCTACAGCGTGTGAGGTAACATGAGCAAACATTCTAATTTCAGTTACACCGATTTGAGCCTGACCGGGGAAGCCCGGCCCTTTGACGGCATGGCCGCAGGTCGCTTTGTCGACATGTGGGGACGCGAAACCGTGTTTTTGCCGGAGGAGCTGCCCGACTATGTGCGGAACACCAAACTCGCACTAGCGTCTACGATGGACGCAAACGGGCAGGTGGTCGGTTTTCCGATTGACCAACTCAACCACGAAGGCGGCGCTGCTGCCGGCTGGATCGTTGACGTGGATCTGTCAATGGGCAGGGACGTGATCGAGTTTACGCCACGCTGGAACAACTGGGGCAGGGAGAAAATCGGCGCCGATGAGATGCGCTTTTTCAGCCCGACCATTGACGTTGAAAAGCGAGTGATCATCGGCGGGAGCCTGACCAACTGGCCAGCAACCCGAACGAGCGAACACCAGATATTACTGCGCCCGGTTGAGTTATCCGAATCAATCCAGACGCACAGCATCGCCCCCCTGGTTACCCTGGGGCTGGTGATGCAGACAATGCTGAGTGAGCTGAAAGCCCTATTGTTAGGGAAAACCCCGGAAGCGGGGACTGAGGAAGGAGTGGTTACTTTGGAAGATGAAATTGTCCAGACCACCGAAGTTGAAGCTGAGGTAGAGGTTGAGCCGGAAGCGGTAGAAACCACCGAGGCCGATACAGAGGAAGCCGCCCCAGAAACCCCGGTAATTGCTGAGCTGGCCAGCCCGGTCACGATTGCAAATGCCGGAGCAGGGGAGCCAGTTGTTGACCTGACCAGCGATGTGGTCCAGGTAATGATCGCAGAGCGCGCCGAAAAGCGCGCCGCCGAATTGATGGCACAGCGAGAACACGCCGGGAAGGTTAAATCCTTCGCCGCTCGCCTTGTGGGAGGAACACCAGAGCGCCCGGTAGGGTTGGCAATTGACGCCAGCCGTGTTGAGGCTTTCCTGGCCGCCCTCCCTGAGCCGTTGTATCCTGAAGCTGAGGCAATCCTGACCGCTGCGGTTGACCGTGCACCAGTGGCATACACTGAGGCAGGGCACAGCCGGGTAATGACAGGGACGCAGCAGCTTCCGGATGCTATCAAACCCACGTTGAAAGCCTGGCTTTCCGGTGGTCGCTCGATCGAGAAATTTTTCGAGCTAAACGCCGTGGAACTTGGGAACATTACCGACTACAATTTGATCGAATTCAAGGAGTGATGAGAAATGGCTGATTTGACAGCTGATGCGCCAATCCGTATCTACGGTGCGGAGTATACTCACAAATTCGTCCTCGACACAGCCGCGGCACGCACTGTCTATAAAGGGCAGCCGCTGATTGTGGATCAGGACGTAGACGCAACCGGAAACGTGGTTCAGTTTGTGAACGCCGTTACCGTTGCTGCGACTGATGTTTTCATGGGGATCGCCGCCGAAGGTAAGTCCGTTGCCATCAGTGCAACCCAGGATTTGCAG